CCAAATTGGATTGGGAATCCCGCTGGAACACCGAAGTCAAGTCCTCGATGAGGGTTTGGTCGGTTGGCTGTTTCGCCATAGAGAGAAGTGATTGTTCCTTTTGGGAATGGAGCTTTCATTAGCCAACCTGATTGACAGTGAGAATAACTCCTGGGATTTCAGGTCTGCCGTCAGTGGCAGCTCGAGAATCTATCTTGATGTGGTTTGCTCCGTCAACCCACCAGTAGAGCTGCACATAATCATCAGCCTCAACATCAACGAACCAGTTCCAAGCAGTCACCAAAGCAGAGTTTTGATTTCCTTGAATTGTGATTAGCGTGTTGCTGTGAGCGACATCTTCACCATTTTGTTTGATCCAGATTTCAGCGGAATGACTTCCACCAGTTAGTTTGATTAGCTGAGCTGAAAACTGAATGTCATACTTGCCTTTCTTGCGAAAGATAATCTGACCGCCCTCGTCAATTTCAACATACTTAGCAAAGTTTTCGTGATTCAGCGGAATGGGGGAGATTTCAGTCCAGGTCTGATCTGAACCCCTGAACTCGAAGCTGCCATAATTGGGATCAAAAGCCCCTAAAATCCTGACTCGATTGACCTGCTGGGTAATCACTACCTGCGTCATTTGACTATCTCCTGATTTACAGTGATGACCCCCTGAGTCAGCGCATAAACTTCCCCAGTGTTTTCATCATAGATTTCGAGCCCATAGACATAGTTTGAATCTGTCAAAAGCTCAGTCTGCTCCGGAGTCCAAGTCATTGTGATAACAAAAGTTTCAGGGTCAATCACTGGCACTGAGGCAAAGACCAACTCTCGAAATGTTGACTTGCGAACCTGCGCCCTAGCCTGAAAGCTGCTGATGTCAATTGGAGTGCCCTCATCAGTCAGGTATTCAAACTCCCTGATGAATGTAGATCCTGCGTCAATTGTAAAGTCATCCCTTACGCTCATTAGATTCCCCTAACTATAAAAGCAACAATTCCTGCGGTGATTGCAGCAGTCATGATTGACTGAATAAAAGCATTTGACCAGTGTGCCTTTTCAAGTTGCCTAATTCTTTGCTCGAAGTCCTCGAGCTTCTTTTCTATCTCTGTCACGATTCGCAGAATAACAGCTGTATTGCTAGGAGGTTTAGTGCTCACACTAGCCTGCCAAAGCCTTGATCTCTGCCTCGGTCAGACCTAGCTCTTGCAATTTTGCCAAAGCCGATTCCCTGGCAGCCTGGGTAGCAGCCTCAGCTTTTGCCTGTGCAGCTGCGTCTTTCTTTGCTTGTTCTGCGTCTAATTTCATTTGAGTTATTTCCTCTTCTGTCAAAGGAATAACCTGCTCTCGCTCGCCCTCTGGCTTTGAGAGATCAACAACGATTTTCACTGGAATGTCGGTCATGGTTTCCTAACTTATCAGATAGAGGGAGGCTGTGGAGTTCTGGGCAAAAGTAAAGTCAGAGAGTCTTAGATCGGTAATAGCAGCAGTGCCAGTCCAACCCCAAGCAGCAATTCTCATGTTAGGAGTTGAGGAAGCGTCAGTGCTAACACACTCAATCAAAGCTCGCTTGAGGAAACTGCTTGTGTAATTTGGCACAATAATTGTGGTCACGCCAAAGCTATTGGCAACCATAGAGCTGCTATTCATTACCCCTGCCAGGGCAGTATTTGCAACTGCTGTTGTGATTGAGCTAGCACCATTGAAGAAAACATTATTGTAATTAGTTGCTGTGAAGTCAGCATTGGCAAACAAACTGAAATTGGTATTTGCCGTAGTAGATCTAAGCGATAAAACCAACATCAAGTCTTTTGCCGTTTGAGGAATACTATTGAAGTTTATTTGAGCTACACCACCAGCTCCCACAGTGGTTGTTTGAAATAAAGTAATCATACGGCAGACACCCCATAAAGACTAAAAGTCGAATTGGCAGCCATGTTACCAGTGTCCAATTTGAATTGCAGGCTGTTGATTGCAGCAGTCATTGGTAAATTACCATAACCATGAAGAACTATTGGTGCTGCTGTGGTCGGGTGTCCTGCTCTTGTCATGACTTGTTTTCTTTTCGATTCTGTGTAATCCATTACCTGAATGTAAGCAGCGGTATTAGAGGTTGTGCTTATCGCCTGAGCCATAACCACGAAACCAGTTCTCAAGCTTTCGCTGCCAGTTGAAGTCGTGCCATTAGCAGAAGCGAAGCCGTCAAAATAAGTCGAGGCTGTATCTGCGTTTGCAACAAGATAGAGCGATCTGCCAGAGCCAGAGGCTGAATTTATGTTTGAACACACAACAACTAAATCAGCATAAGTAGCTGGGATTGAAGAGAAAGTCACGCTGGCAGCAGCAGCTCCAAGAGTAGTTGATTGAATCAGAGTCCAAGTGCTTGTTGGCATTACGCTTTCACCCCATAAAGTCCAAACCTTGATGAAGCCACGAACTCATTAGTTGGAGTGCTCAGCTCAATTGTGCTGATTGCTGTTGTAGAACTCCAAAGACCTGATCCAATAGCCATTCTGCCGTCAGGCAAAGTAGAATCATAACCAGCAGTCGCAATAGCTTTCCAAGATTTTCTTTTCGCTGTTGAGCTGAAATCCAGAATGTCAATCACGAAAGTTCCCCAAAGGTTACTGGTAGAAGTAGCAGCAGGTAGCCCATTAGGTATCAGCATAATGTTTTGTGCGGTGTTGGCTGTAGTCTGTGAAGTCGCTGCTCCGAGGTTGAAGAAGTTTCCGTCATTAGAGGTTGCTGTGATGTCGTAATTGAATCTCATTCTCAAATTGGCACCCAGGGCAGCTGGAGTTGTTGCTCGAGCACTGATCCTTAATTGCAAGTGCTTGTATCCAGTTAATGAGTCAATGCCAGTGAAAGTTACAGTTTGAACTGCGTTAGATAATGTGGTGCTCTGAATTAGATCGTAAGCACTACCTAGACCAGAGCCTGAGGCAGCGAGGATTCCCCAGTGCCAGCCCATTTTACGCTAGATCTCCAATTAGTGCATAAACACCAGAAGCCATGCACTGAACAGTTGCTCCAGTGTATTGAGCGTTGGTCTTGACCTTTGAATCCTTAGATTGCAGCGTGACTCCAGCGCCAGCTGCAAAAGTAATCTGACCTGAGCCAGCCTGGTAGAAGTCTATCTTTTGACCAGCTGTCATGACATTATCCAAAGTAATTGTTATCGCTGATCCAGTTGAACGGATCATAGAACCGACATCACCAGCAACAATTGCGTAGTTGGCAGACTTGTCGGTAATTGTTTGAACAGCGCCTGGGATAAGGTCTGACCAGGCAGCTCCTGTGTAATACTGGAATTTGTTAGTGTCTTGCAACCATGAAACCATGCCCTCGATTGGGTCGGTCAATTGTGTGCTGCGATCACCAGAGCTGGCAAAGACCATAACGGATTGCCTCATTAGGTAATTGTTCAGATCACTGGCTGGCAGTGGGAATCCGTTGCTAAAAATCTTGTAAGCCATTATGCCTCTTTCCAGACCTCTAGTGTAGTGAGCCAAGTGTCTGGGTCAATGAAATGACTCACCTTTGTTGTTGTGTAGTAATCGTCAATGTCAATTACTCCGTCAGTGTATTTTACCCCGACAACCTGTCCTGGAGTAAAGAAAGCAGCCTCAGTGAGATTGCCTAAGCGGTCTCTTGTCAGCGTTTCTACCTGGCTTACAAGAGCAGTTGCCGATTGCTGAAATACAGCGTCAGCCCACCTATTCAATTCAGTCAAGTCGGTAGTGTTGAGCGTCACATCTTGAGCGTATTTTCCGTAAAGTTCAATACTGTCCGTATTTTCTCTAAGGGTTGTAGTTGCAGGGTTGGATTCTAAAATTACTTTGAGCGAATTATAGACAGTATCCTCAGTTGCACCAGCCTGAATGTCGGTCATGCAAAGATGATTGGGATCTCCATGATTATTTCCAATAACAGGCGTTCCAGTTCCAGCGGTGACAATACTCGGTCTTGGAATGAATACTAATTCTTGCGTGGCTGGATCTATCCAAAACAGACCTAAGCCCACCTGAATTGCTTCATAAACTAATGAGCTGGGTATCACATCAGTCAAAATAACGCTTGGAATCTTTCCGCCTGGATCTATTGAAGCCACATTCATGCTAGTTCCAAATTGAGTTGCCAGAATGGACAGCTGTTCAAGGGAAGTGACATAACCAGGGTAGCCAGTTGTTGAATCAAAATCGTCAATTCTTGTATTGACATAACGCTTGAAATTGTCAAAAGCAGCAACACTCATCAAGTTGTTGCCGTCCTGGTCAAAAGTAGTGTTGACACTATCTATTACTCCAGACCAAATCACTTGATCAACCGCACCCTTAGCCAAGCGGACTCTGACTGGAACTCCTGGTCTAAAACTGCTGTTGTAAGTAGGGTCAAAATCTAGCGACTGTAAAACAAGTTGAGCGGAAGCGGCTTCTGGTTGGAAGTAAAGTTGGTCTTGCACAGATCCGCCGATAGAAAGTTGTGCTCTCGAGGTAATGCAGCCCAAGTCCTGCCAGGTAAAAGCTATGTATTGGCTGTCGCCTAGAACATCAGTTCCACCAATCAGCGAGACTCCAATTGTGAATAAACCCTCGCCTGCCAAAATGTCGGCTGAACCTATTTTGCTGATACCAATAATGAATAGATTGCTGGCTTCATCAGGTAAGTAAAACTCAACTTTGAGGTCAGTGGCTATGTCAAAATTGGGGATTGTGGTCACTTCAAGACCTTTGCGCTAAGTCCTCTTTGAATAAGTGCTCGGTTGATTTCGTCAACTAGCTCTCCGCCGTCCACCTGTGCTCGGTTTATGTTTATGTCAATTCTTGTGTTACCGAGTGGCACATTCACAGTAGGACTGGGAGGAACTTCTGGGGTTTGCACTTTGCCGATAATGCCAACCTTGCCACCAGCTGCACTAATTGGCGAGCCTGCGCCTAGAGAGACAGTGCCTCCAGTAGATCCTGGAGCGCCTCGCTTGAACTCGTTTTGCTTGTCAATAACTTCCTGAATGTCACTGCCCAATAGCGAGTAAGCACCAGCAACCAATGCGATTCCAGCCACGACTGCAGCAATAAATGGATTACCTGCGGTCATAAACATCATAGCAATTCTAAGTGTGCCCAAACCAATAACTAGATTGGTCACTGCTGTAATAAGTGCCCCAATGCCCTTTTCACCAGTTAGCGTCTCGAGTCCTGGCATAACTTTATTGTCTAGGTAATCTAAAAACTTGCCAAACTCCGTCACCATGTTCACAATGCCGTCAACAATTTCCTGCAGCTTTTCCTGACCCTCTGGCGTGCTCAACCATTCAGAGAAGTCCTCAAGGATTGGCAGCAGTGCCATTCCAATCTGCTCCTGCATTTCCCCAAAGATAATCTGCAAACGAGCGTAGGGGTCGGTGTTGGCAGCAGCCTCAGCAGCACCTTTGAAAGTCTGCTCAAGAGCTTTCATAGGATCATCAGCGCCCTTGATTGAGGGCACGAGTCTATTGAGAGCTGTGTCAGAACCTGCCAGGCTTCGAGCCATAGCCTGCACCACGACATCTAGATTCTTGCCTGTGCCAGCTGCAACATCAAGAGCTATGTTCATCAGCCTTGTGGCTTCGTCTGTGTTTTTGGTTGCAATTGCTAACTTGGCGAACGCTGGTCTAAGCTTATCGTCCGTCACCCCAACGGCTATTTGAGTCTTGCTGATGTATTGCTCGATTGAGTCAACCTGCTGATCGCTGACTTTTAGATTGTCTTGCAAGGCTTTGGTCAGCAGAACTTTAGATTTTTGATCCTCAATTGCAGCCTTAGTTGATTCTTTGAATTGGTCAATCAGGAAATTGAGGGAGAACCCAATTCCAATTGCACCAAGAGCTGTGTTGATTCCCCTGCTGATTTTCTTAGCGTTATCCTCAAGACCGCTTAGGGATTTTTGAGAGCCAGTTGTTGCCTCGGTTAGCTTCTTGAACTCTCCGAGGATTTCGACATTGAGAACTAAGCTCACTTGTTACGCTCCTCAATTGCTTTTATAAAAGCCTTATACTCTGCCATGCTTAGAGCTTTGACTTCTGAGGGTTGCAGTCCAGTAGCTAGACAGAACTTTGCAAGTCGCTCAGCACTTAGCTCAATTATTCTTTTTTTGATTCATCCCCAGTCAGAAACTCAAGGGCTTCTTTCTGAGTCAGTTTTTCTGTATCTTCAAACTTGTAGCCTGGCACTTCACGCTTTTTGGCAACATAGAACAAGACCCTAAGTGCCCTGCCCTTTGGCTTGCCGTCAGCGAAAGCCTGGTCAATCGAGGTGTTGAGCATTAGCTCGACTTCCTCAATTTCGCCTAATGTTAATTCTTCAAACTTGATCACTGTGCTTTCCTGCTTTCCTCGACAATTAGCTTTTCCATTTGATTGAAGTAATTTCTATAAACTTCATCTCTGGTCAATCCTAGTGCTTTGGAGAAGAATGGATTGGGTTTGATTCCTCGCCTAAACCAACCCCAGTGAATTGGATTGGCATAGGGAACACCTGACATGGATGTTCTATTGTTACCTGCTTGGATCGAAACTCTGCCCCTGGCGTTAGCTGCCAGTCTGATCGAGTCTCTAAGTTTGCCTGAGCGGACTGGAACTAAAAGCCTTGCCTCATTCATCACAGCCTCAGCAGAAGCCTTGCCAGCTTCTTTGACGGCTTCGTTGGGAACTCCGATTGCCTTGAGTGCCCTTGTGACTTCCTTGAGGTTTTTGACCTTTAGCCCAGTCTGCCCATAGCTTGCCATAATTAGGCGCTTAGGATCTCTACTCCATACCAGGTGTCATTAGCTGGGTCGTGAGGAGTGTTCACAACTGTCAAAGTTACGCTGAAAGTTGAGGTCTCATTGGAGGTCAAAGATAGTGGAGGCAGAGCGTCAAACTTGACTGTGCCTGTGTAGTGAGGCTGGTCAGGTGTTGCTACTGCGTTTCCGTTTGGTGCAATTGTGAAAACTCCAGTTGAGCCAAAGCCCACCCAAAGCAGTCGGTATAGGCTGGTGTCGTCACCTGAGGTAATTCCCTCAAGGGTCAGAGTCCATTCCTGTCCAACATTTGTCTCACAGAAAGTCTGAACATCGCCAGGAGCGTCCTGGGTTGCCAGCTCAATGTTAGTTGCGTCACAGGCATACTCGGTAGCACCGATAAGGAACTTGATGTCCTGCGCCTTGATTCTTGTTGAGGTTGCCATTTTTTCTTTCCTAAATAGTGATTTCGAGTTCTACGCTGATTGAAGCAGCTAGATAACTGGCGTTGTTTGTTTGCATTTCATAAGGCTCGTTGACTTGCAAAACCCTGGCATAACGAGGCATGGCTTTGAGAGCGTCCTCAATAGCTTGATCGAGTTGCTCCGAGGCTTTCTTGTTTGTAGCGGTTGCTGCTACTAATACCAGCTCAAGATTGAGCAAGTATTCAGTTCCAAGTCTGCTAGGAGCTAGGTATGGACTGCGGTTGTTGATAATCACAATT